TATTATATAATAATAAATAATTAAAGCTCCTTTTAATATAAATAATTTTTTTAAAAAGTCAGCTGACTGAAAACAGAAGCTGCATTACTAGAAATAATTAATCTAGTGGTGCAGCTTTTTTTATTTGCTAAGGAGGTAAAAAGTTGCCAATAAAAAAATGTACAGAAAATGGCCAATCAGGATGGCAATGGGGAAATGAAGGTAAATGCTATATCGGTGAAAATGGAAAAGAAGAAGCAATTAAACAAGCAGTAGCAATAGGAAAAGGTAAAATGCCAAAAGATTCTGAATATGAAATTTTAGATGATGATTTGATAATAGAAGATGCAGAAAAAAAAGTTATGGGGTTTATTCCTCCTCCAGTACCAGAAAGGTTCCCAAAAGAAGCATATACAATTCTAAGTCATACATATGCTACTATAAGAGGTCAATGGGTAAAAGAACACCCGAACGATCCTGAAAATCAAAGTAATAAAGTTAAAGCTGCAAGTATAGCATGGGAGGCAGTAGCAAAAGCAGGATATAAAAAGAATAAAGAAGGTAATTGGAATAAAGATTCAATAGATGAAGATTTAGAATATCAAGAAGTAGAACAAGAATATAAAAATAATTCTAAAGGTATGGAAGATATTCTAAAAGGATTTGATGAATATAATCAATTACCAGATGAAATAGACAGAACTCCAGGAATAAGAAGAGCATTAAAAGCATTAGCTTCTACAAGAAAAAAGAATAAACAAGTATTCTTAAAAAGTGAAGAAGATGATGGTTATGAATTACAAGGTAAAGCAGTTTCAAAAGAAACTTTTTTTAAGAAAATTGGAGGAGTTCCTAAAAGTTGGATAGAAGAAAAAAAGAAAATGAAAGAAAAAGATGCTTATAAGAAAAAAATAGATTCTGTTAATCGTTATGATGTTTTTGAAATAACAGAAGATACAATGACTGAGCCTTTTAAACAAACTTCAGAAGGATATTTAAAAGGTAGAGCAATAATTGCAAATACTGGAATACAATCTTATCAACAGCAAGATGGAACTATATTAAGAGAATTAAGAACAAAAGATGATGTAGGGGAACAAGAAAGTTTAGATAGTTTTAAAAATATAGTGATTACTTCTGGACATCCTGCAGGTGGAGTGAATGCAGAAAATGCTAAAGATTTACAAGTAGGATTTACTGGAAGTGATGTAAGATTTGATGGACATGCTATTTCTATTGATATGACTATTACAGATAAAAAAACAATAGATGAAATTAAAACTTATGGTCGTTATGCTATTTCTGCTGGTTATGCTGCTGATTTAGAAATGCACTCAGGTTTTGCATTTGGTAATAATCAATATGATGCAGTACAAAAAAATATTAGAGCAAATCATGTAGCAGTAAATATTGACAGAGCAAGAGCAGGAGATTTAGCAAAATTAAAATTAAGAATGGACAGTAATGACGCTGTTTTTATAGATACTTTCGTTGTAAGCGAGAAAAATAACATTCAATCAAAAAAGGAGAATAGAATTATGACAAAAATTAAATTGAATGATAATGTTGAATTTGAAGTTGATAAAAGAGTAGAAGATGAATTCAATGTTATCAAAAAAACAAATGAAGATTTAGATAAGTCATTAAAATCTAAAAATGATGAATTATCAGTTCTTCAAGGTAAATATGATTCTTTAGTAGCAGATAATGCAAAATTAAAAGAAGATAAAGAAAATTTAGAAAAGGAAATACCTGCAAAAGTTGATAGCGCTGTAAAAGATAGAATTAGTCTAGTAGATACAGCAGTAAAATTTGGTATTGAGATTAAAGAAGATATGGATAACTTAACAGTAAAAAAAGAAGTTATCAAAAAAGCATATGCAGATTTGAATTTAGAAGATAAAGATGAAAAATATATTAGCTCAGTATTTGATGCTGCTATTATTACTTTATCAAAGAATGTAGCTGTAGATAATAAAGCAGCAGTTTTAAATATCAAACCTGATAAAGATGTTAAAATTGATGCAGATGAATTAAGAAAAAGACATATTAAAAATGCTTGGAAACTTGATTCAGAACAAGCTAAGAAATACCGTGAAGGTGTTATAGACGAAGATATGAAAAAAATTTTAGAGGAGGTCTAAATTATGGCAGGACAATATGATTTAATTGAAAGTGCAGTAGCAGGGCTTATTGCAGAAGGAATACAAGAAAATTTAAAAATTGATGGTGATAGGGCTTGTCAAGCAAGTGCAGGCATAGCGTTTGGGGCTCCGGTAATGGGGTATATTGGCGATGATGAAGAATGTTACCCAATTATACTTGACACAGCAAAGATAGTGTTTGATGCAGATTTTGATGGCACAGATGCGTTGTCAGTAACAGTAAATGGAGTAGAAACAGCAACAGTAACTTATGCTACAAGTCATGCAAACACAATGAATTTGTTAGTAGCTGCAATTGGGGCTTTGTCTGGTGTTGACGTATATGAAGCAGATGCAACAGAAGATTCTGATAATAGAACAATCTATATTAGAACAAAAGGAACTACAGCAGTAGTAAGTGTAACTGAAAAAGTTGCTACTATTCCAGGTTCTACTATTACTTATGAAACAGACCAAGTATTTTTGGGTATAGCTGCTTTTAGCCAGAAAAATCTAAGTACAGCAGGTTCAGCAAAATATGAACAATATGAAAATCCAAATATAGTTGCAAATGGTGTTGTTTGGGCATTAAGTACAGGGACTATATCAGATTTACAAGCGTTGTATATGTCAGTTACTTCTGGTGCTACTTTAGGTTATCAGACAGCTACAGCAGGTAAAACTGTAAGCACAAAAGCAAGGTCAAATAATACTATAGTACAGACTTCAACTACAATTACGAAAATTGAAGTTAACGGAAGATATAAACTATATTCAGAAAAGACATGGGCATAAGGAGGGAATAAATGGATAAAATTATAGTTGATGGAATAGAAGTTAATAAACAAGACTTCGATAGAGTTAATAATTCTGGTATTTTGCAAGATGCTGGGGAATCTGCATTTTTTGTAAGGGAGTTAGAATATATTAAAGCTAAAAGTTATGATACAAAACAGAGAGCTTTAAAAGCAGTAACTTTAATACCTGTTTCAAGCGAAGCTGACCCGGGTGCAGAAAGTATAACATATAGACGTTATACTCAAGTAGGTACTGCTGCGATAGTTTCTGATTATGCTCAGAATTCACCTAGAGCAGATGTATACGGTGCAGAGTTTACTTCAAAAGTTTATACAATTTCAAATTCTTTTGGTTATTCAAGACAGGAAATTAGACGTTCAAGAATGACAGGTAAAAACTTAGAAGTAAGAAAAGCAAATGCAGCAAAACGTGCTTATGATGAAAAGGTTAATAGCATAGCATGGTCAGGTGATACAGCACATAATATTTCTGGTTTTATTTCTTATCCTGGTATTACACAATATGTTGTTCCGAATGGTGCAGCAGGTACAGCTACATGGATAACAAAAACTCCAGATGAAATAATCAAAGATGTTAAAGGTTTAATGTTAGCAATAACAAATACTACTAACGGAATTGAAGAGCCTGATACATTACTATTACCTTATTCACAATATATGGATATAGCTACTAGACGTGTAACTGACGGCGATTCAAAAACAGTATTAACTTATATTAGAGATAATTTTCCTATGTTAAGAAATATTGAATGGTTAACAGAGTTAAATACAGCAGGTTCTGGAAGTACAGCAAGAATGATGATGTATTCTAAAAATCCTGACACATTAACTTTGGAAATTCCTATGCAATATACTCAATTACCACCTCAAGTAAAAGGTTTGGGATTTGAGATAATGACAGAAGCAAGAATCGGCGGTGTAATAGTTTATTATCCATTAGCAATTAGTTATGGTGATGGAATTTAAAATAAAAATAAAATAAGTGGATAATATTTCTTATCCACTTTATATATAAACCTAAAAAGGAGAAAGCATTATGATAGTTAAAAATAATGATGAAAGATTAATAGTAATAGGAGATTTTCGACTATTGCCAGGATGTAATGATGTAAATCAAAAAGAATGGGAAGATTTATTTAAGGCAAAAAAAATTAACAACAGCGATGTAAAAGTTAAATTGTATGAATTAGATAAAATTCCCGGAATTGAAATTATCTCATTTAAAAAAGAGGATAAAGAGTTTTTTGATTTTGCAGAACTTCCTGAAAAGAAAAGAAGAGATATTATAGAAAATACCTTTAATATCAAAACTTTAGAAAAATGGATAATGGAAGAGCCTGAAAATTCTTTAAAGTACATTATGGAAAAAAGAATTGAAGGAATTAAAAATAATGAAATTACGGATGTTAAAACATACGGAAAACCTAGTAACCATGTATAAGGAAAAGTAAATGAGTTTAAGTGTTGCTCAAATTATTGATACTATAGCTCCTCAATATTCGGCAGATTCAGGTTTAGCAAATACAATTATAATTGCTACTCAAAGAACTTCTCAAAGTGCATTTGGTGATAATTATAATTATGCGATAGCCTTAAGAGTTGCCCATATGCTAACTCTTAGAGATATGAATTCTAGTGGAGTTAGTTCAGGATTAGGCGGAGCAGTAGGAGCAGTAACAGATAAAAGAGAGGGCAACACTTCTATTAGTTTTGGAAGCATTTCCTCCTTGACAGGCACGTCAGGAAAAAAAGCTGGCGATTTAGCTTTAACAAGATATGGTTTAGAATTACTAGGTTTAATCGCAGGCAACATTGCTGGATTTAGTGTAGCTAATTATAGTAATGTAGTAGCGAATTTAAATAATATAGAAGAGGAGGAATAAAAATGCCAAGTTGGATCGAAAATGGTGTAGGTTATTTAACGGCTTTAAAAGTTGGTGTTGGTGATAATTATGTTCAAATAAGTAAAGATGGAGTTCAGAGTTTTCATGGTACAGCAGCTATTGATGATAGTTCAGAACAACCAGAATCTTTCAATAATATAATATTAACTGGAAGATTAGCTACAGGCACTTTAGCAGGAACAGCAAATGATATAGATGCTACAACCGATCAATACGGTGAAGGTTTAGAATTAAGATATAATATATCAGATTGGGCAGATACATATACTATTACAGCAGGTAAAGGTATGTATTTAAGAATGGAAACAAATGAGGCGAATGCAGCAGGTAGTATTTATGGCGCAGAAATTTATGGTGTTACAAATAATGTTGATTTAGGAAATTTATGGGGTGGTTTATGCTATGCTTATGTAAAAGGGGTAGCTGCAAAAACATTAACAGGTGTTTATGCTTTTCAACCAGAAATATCTTTTGATGCAGGTTCGGCAGCAAATACAATTACAGACGCTGCAATAGTAAGAGCAAAACTTACTGGCGGTGTAATGTCTGATTATACTGTACTTGATGGTTATAGATTAACACTTGGTGATATGGATGGACAAAGTAGAACTTATGGTAATGGTATTCTATTAGAAGATGATGCTGCAACAGCAGGAACAAATTCATTAACAGTAGGTTTGAATATTGCAATAGGTTGTACAACTGGTATATCTTTAGCATTTACCGGAAATACTGCAAGTTCTAAAGCATTATCAACTGCAGGATTTACTTTAAATGATGCAAATCTTGGTGATGGTTATGGAGCAGTAGAAGTTGATTTAACTCTTACAGGAACTGATGCGGGTCATGTTGCAGCTTTTTCATCTTGGGTAAATATGAATACAGGTACACATGGGGCTGGTGGTAATTTTATTGCAGCTCAGAATAATGGTATATATGAAGATGCTGCTGCTGTAATTACAGGAGCTAATGTAATTTTTGGTATGAGAGCACAATGTATTTGTGGGGATAATGATGCGGCGGGATATTTTCCATTTAGTATAAATACAAGTGGTGTTACTACTACAGCATTATTTCAGTGTAATACTCCTGCTTTAGATTTAGGGTTAGTTGTTAATGCAGGTTCGGATGCAGGCAATTTAATTCCTATAGCAAAAGATGTGGGCGGCACAGTTCATTATGTCAAAACATACACACTTGTGTAAAAATAAAAATTAATTTTAAAAAGGAGAAACCTATAATGGAATTAAGTATTAAAGAAAGATTATTATTGTTGAATATTTTACCAGCAGAAAGTAATTTTGTAACTCTTAAAATTGTAAGAAAGTTACAAGAAGATTTGAGTTTTTCAGAAGATGAAATAAAAGAAGCTCAATTTAAAACTATTGAAGGTAAAGTAAATTGGAATCCAAATGCAAATGTTATTAAAGATGTTGAGTTTGGAGAAAAGGCAAATGACTTAATAATTGAATCTTTACAGAAATTAGATAAGCAGAACAAATTAACATTAGATTATTTTGATTTATATGAAAAGTTTGTTAAATAATATTTATTTTATATTAGGCTCTTGAAATATAGAGCCTTTTATTAAGTAAATAAAAGAGGATGTTTATGGCAATTAAATATATGACAAGTGTAAATATAAGTAATTATGATCCTAATATAACGAATAAAGGTTGGGAATATGATACAGGAGATTTATCAGTCTCTGGAAGTGGTGATATAATTATTATGCCAGTAACTTCCAATATAAAAAATGTAACATTAGAAATAACAGCCGGAGAAGGTTATATACAAACAACAAAAACATCCTTAGCAAATGTATTATCTGGTACTGATGTTATTTGGGATACTTGGACTTTAGGTTCCGTAACTTCTACAGTAGAAGATTCTTACGATGGAAGGGCCACAGCTATGAAAATGGTCAACGTTAGTGGAACTACACGTATGTTAATTAACATATAGGGAGTAATTATGAGTTGGAAAGGTGATACTAATACAAAAATTTCTAATATAGAAAATGATGTTGCGTCTATTGAAACTACTGTAACCCCTACAAAAGTATATGCTGATTTTTTATATTTAGATGCTGGGGGAGAACAAACTATATTTGAATTAACAAATAATACTAAAACATTTGTTACAAGCATTATGCTAGATTTAACAAATATGAATAATAATGGAACATTAAAGCTGTATTCAAAAATAAATACAGTAAATTATGTACTATTACATACAGAACCTTATGTTAATGGTACAGATGATCCAGGATTTCTTATAACTTATGAAATAAATTTAATAGGCGATTTTAAAATAACATATGAAGAAGCTTCAGATGAGGGCGGAGATATTACTATAGCTTATAATTATACATTAAAGGATTGATATGCCAATAATACCTAGATGCTCAACTATTTGCACATTAGATATGAATATAACTAATCCAGGATTTGAAACTGGGGATTATACTGGTTGGTTAACATTAGGTACACCAACAATTAACGCAGTTGAACAAAGGACAGGGTCTTATTGTAATTCTATGAATTCTACTTCGGATTATGTGTATTTAAGTTTATCAGGATTAACTATTGGCGATACTTATATGTTTTCTGGATGGGTAAAAAGAACAAGCTCAAGTGAAGGTAGTATTTATGCAAAAAATTTTGGTGGTGGGGATGTTATATCTACAATAGCAGGCACAACATACGGAAAATTGGTTATAGAATTTACAGCTGGACTAACAACAGCAGAAATAGGAATGTTTATCACTGGTGGTATTGGAATAAGTTATTTCGATGATTTTAAATTAGAAAAAATTTTATATTGATAAGGATATAGGATGAGTTTAGAAAGAAAATTTTTAAATGCTGTTACAGATGATTTATTTATAGAAATTGCAAAAGGTAATATTCCAGGACATAAAGGAATAAGAAAATTTTTTAATTTGCCGAATGCAGATGCCACAGAACGTGATATTTGGAGTTATGGTGGAACAATAGCAGAATACACATACACAGCAAACACAGGAGCAGATTATTATATTTGCAGTTCTAATAATTCAGATACTCAAAATGTTATTATTTATTTATTAGATGAAGATTTTGATTCTATTATAGTTTCAGTTACTTTAACAGGTCAAACTCCTATAAAAATAAATACAGTAGGCACTACACAAATAACAGACATGTTAACTCGTGAAAAAAATAAAGTAATTTCTTCTACTACAAAATTTACAAGAGTATGGAGATTATTTAATAATGGGACTGCTAATTTTGCAGGAAATATATATGTTGTAGAAGGCAATGATATTACAACAGGTATTCCAAATGATACAGCAGATGTTAGGGCATATATAGCGTTGGGAAGTAATAATAATACTTTAATGAGCCATTTCACGATTCCAAATGATTGGTATGGTATGATATTAGGAGGACGGGGTTCTATTACTTTAAAAAATCAACAAGCAGCAGATATACGATATGAATCTAGGGCTTATGGAAAAGTATTTAGAATTCAAGAAACTTATGGATTAAATTCTATTGGTACAGGAATGTCTAGTATTATAAATTGTATTCCAGATTTAGCTCCTCCAAAAACAGACATAAAATTAAGAGCTGATGCAGGAGGCTCTTGTGGAGTATCGGGGAGCTATCAATTATTATTAGTACATAAAAATTATGCAAATTTACTTTTAGGATAATTAAATGGGTGTAAAACAAAAGGTAATAGATAGAGGCTGGAATAAAATATTAGAGAACCATAAAAATATAAAAAAACTAGACATAAAAGTTGGATTATTTGGGGAAAATGCAGATTATAAAAATAATATGGCAATGTTAGGGGCAGTACATCAATTTGGAAGTACTAAAATGAATATTCCTAAAAGACCTTTTATTAGTGAAGCATTTGATGCAAAAGAACAAGAAAACAAAAATTTTATAGTTAATGAATATAGGAAAGTAATAGATGGGAAACAGAATTTAAAAAAGATGATCGATAGAATTGGAGTAAAGCATGAAGGACAAATTAAAAAAGGAATTACAGAATTTAATTTTGCTCCTAACAAACCAAAAACAGTACAACGAAAAGGTTCTTCTACTCCGTTAATTGATTCTGGACAAATGAGAAATTCTGTAAAATATAAGGTGGTAAGTAAATAATGGTTTTATTTGGAAATACACACACAATAAAAAGAAGAGTCACAGAAGGGTATTATAATAATTCAGGTGTTTTTGTTCCGGGAGCTTTAGATGATGATCTTACTGTGATAGCAGATTGTCAAGCTTTAACTTCCAAAGAACTAGAATCATTAAATATAGGTAGAGATAATTTAGGTAAAATTAAAATATTTTGTGATACTGAATTGATAATAGCTGTTCCAGGAACGGACGGAACAGAATTACAAAATGGGGATAGGATAATTTATTTAAATAATGAGTATGAAATTATACAAAGATTAAATTTTAGTAATTTGATACCTCATTATGAGTATATAGGAGAAATTCGTCTATGACAACTACTCAAATATATACAATATTATTAACTTGGATTAGGAATGTATTAGAGCCTGATTTGGAACAAGATGAAACTCCCACTATACCAATTATAAGAGGGGAACAATCAGCACCAAAACCAAAAAAAGAATATATGGTTATTCATCAGCCTATGTCAGTAAACGAATATGCTAGTGGGAATGATGATAAAATAAGAAAAGTTATAGATGATGAAGGCACGCCCCAAGAAGTAATTCATGGATATTTAGATTATACAAAACATTATCAAGCAACTGTTTCATTAGAAGAAATTGGATTTGCAGATAATGGGGATAATTTAAGAGCTTTAAAAAATAGTTTAAGATTACAAACTATAAAAGATTACTTTAGAAGTTCTAAAGTATCTATATTAAGAACGGAGACTATTACTCCAATACCACAAGTGGATGAAAATATATGGGAGCTAAGAACTACAATGGATTTAATAATATTATTTCCTGACGAAGGCACTTATGAACCAGGATATATTGAAACTGTGGAATTTACTGGAGAATATAATTAAAATAAATAGGAGGAATAATTATGAGTCAGTTAAGCGATATAATTTCTATTTCGATAAGTCGTGAAACACAATCTATTGCAAGAGCAAGTTTTGGAACTCCTGCAATAATTTCAGAATTTGCAACTAGCAAAACTTCACCTGTATTTGACAGATATGTAGAATATGCAAGTCAGGCAGAAATGGTAGCAGCAGGGTGGTCGACTACGGATAAAGAGTATTTAAGGGTAGGTAAAATATTTGCACAAAATCCAAAACCTAGTAAAGTTGTTATTGGTAGGAAAAAACCTGCTACAGAAACAGTAGAAACATGGACAGAAGCATTAACAGCAATACAAACAGCCACACAAGATTGGTACGCATTTACAATTAACCCAACAGGAAAAGCTACAGTTACTCTTGATATTGATTTTGTAGCAAGTAATAGTATAGTAGCAACAATAAATGGAGTAGTTTGTGATGCTGTGGTATTCAGTTCAGATCAAGAAACTACAATGGGGTTATTAAAAACAGAAATTGAAGGTCAAGCAGGATTAACAGATACTATAGTAACTATTGGTGCTACTCCATTTCGAACTATGACCATTGAGTTAGAATCAGGCGACATAGTTTCAGGTAGTATTGTAACTACAGGTGGTGTAAGTCAACCAACAGCAACTTTTGCATATACAGAACAAGACGATGTTTTGGAAGTAGCTGCATGGGCAGAAACACAAAAGAAAATTTTCTTTCATACAGATAATGATGCAACTATATTAACTTCAGGAACTACAGATTTAGCTTATCAGCTAAAAGCACTTGATTATGATAGAACTGTTATTGCTTATCATCCTAATTTGGTAACTGCCGATCAATTTGTATGCGAAGCATGGATGGGTAAAATGTTGCCTTTTGATCCTGGAACAAAAGATTGGTATCTTAAAAATCTTACAGGAATAACTGCTACATCTATGACAAGTTCCCAAAGAACATTTGCACTTGGGAAAAACTGTAATATATATACATCTACAGCAGGTGTAGCCTCAACTGAAAGGGGGGATGTTGTAAGTGGAGAACATATAGATGTAATTGCTGGTGTTGATTGGTTAGAAGCTTATATTCAAGAAACTATATTTGCAGAAATGGTAAAAGCATTACCGCCTTATACAAATGAAGGATTAGGAATTATTGAAGGTTTGTTAAGAAAATCCTTACAGGAAGGACAAAGGCGAGGAGTTCTTGCTACAAGCGGATTAACTGATGCAAATGGAAATGATGTAGGTTTTATTATTGAATTGCCTTTAATTGCAGATATTTCAAGTCAAGATAAAATCGACAGAATTTTACCAGATGTTACATTTACTGCAATATTAGCAGGCTCTATTAGATATATACAAATAGCTGGTGTAGTAACAGTTTAAAAGGAGGAAAAATTATGGCGAGCGATGGAAAATTAAAAACCTATGATGCAAAAGGATGCACTATTACTTTAGATGGCATAATTATGATGGATTTTGCAGATGGAGATTTTATTCAAGTTTCTGGAATGTCTGAAAACTTTGAAGCTGTTCAAGGTGCAGATGGTTCAGAAAACAGAAATAATAAAAATATAACTGGTTGTGATGTAAGTATTATTATTAGTCAAACTTCACTATCGAATGATTTATTATCTGCAAAACATATAGCAGATAAATTAACTAATTCAGGAGTAGGTGCATTTTTATTTAAGGATATAAACGGTACTTCCATAGTAAGTTCAGGGCAAGCTTATATAAAAGGATTTGCAGATATGAATAACGGAAACGCATTAAGTACAAGAACTTGGATGATTAGATGTCCACAGGCAATAGTAAATGTAGGTAGTAACTTATAAAAATAAAATAAGTGGATAATATTTCTTATCCACTTTATATATAAACCTAAAAAGGAGAAATATAGTGGAATTAAAAACTATAACAAAAGAAATTGATGAGATTAAATTTTTTATAAACCAATTCCCAGCACGAAAAGCATTAAGATTAGAGAAAAAAACAATTACATATCTTGCTCCAATGTTATCCATACTAGAGGGAATGAAAAGTTTGGATACAGAAATAGATTTTAGTAAGATTATAAAAGGGGTACAGGAGACGTTATCAAATATTGACGAGATAGCATTGGAGTCTTTTATTTCAGAAATGTTTGAATTAACTACCTGCGAAATGTTAGCAGGTGGTAAATTAACAAATTTTATATTATATAAAAACGATGACTTTGACTTTGTTTTTAGAGGAAAAACATTAGCAGTATATAAATTGCTTATAGAAGTAATGAGGGCTAATAATTTCTTTTTTTTCGAGTTAATGGGTGGAGGCGGGAATCTAATAGATATCTTTTCCAAAATGAGCAATCAAACTCAGAAATTAGAAAAAGAATAGGAAAAGTAGGGGAGTTAAATCAAGAAATACTAGATGAGTGGGAATTTTGGAAAGTAGTAAATCATAATTCCAATTTTCTTATATTTGAAGATAAATTAAGTTTTGAAGATTTACAGAAATTAAATGCTGTATTAGATCAAAATGAAGATTATGAAAAAGCAATAAATCAATATTTCAGGGAAGAATCTGAAAGAGAAAGAATGATAGCAAAGGCAGGAAATAAGAAGTAATGGTAATACGTGAGCTTATAAATTTGATTGGCTTCAAGGTGAATGATAATCAAATTAAAGATGCAAAT